CACTTCGTGAAGTGTATCTTGACGTTGACGTTGCTAATTCCTCGTTCACTGCATACAAAGAGTAAAGTAAATGCCTGCTGTAAAGACTAAGAGAATTTCTACTCTCATTGAGACGCAGCTTCCTGCTTTTATTTCTGACGAATACGAACTCTTCAGTAAGTTCGTTCAGAAATATTATGAAGCTCAGGAAGTACAAGGTGGTACATTGGATGTTATCAATAACCTCCAAAAGTATGCCGACATTGACTACTATGAGAAGAACATTCTCAAGCAGAGTGATATTCTAGCAAGCAGCATTACTGATAGCGATACTACGATCACTGTTTCAGATGCACAATCCTTCCCAAAGAAGAACGGATACATCCGCATTGATAATGAGATCATCTTCTATGCTACGAGAACCGACACAGAGTTTCAAGAGTGCTCTAGAGGTGTTAGTGGCAATACATCTCTTGGTGATCTATATGAAGCAAGTAATTTTAATAGCACAGATGCGGCACCGCATAATGCTGGGCAAAAAGTTCTTAATGTAAGTAACCTTTTCCTCTATGCATTTGTAAAAAACTTTGAGAACCAGTATCTAGGTTCTTTTCCAGAAAAATACCTCAAAGGTGAGGTTGATAAGAGAACTCTTATCAAAAACATTCAGAAGTTTTACAAATCAAAAGGAACTACTAGTTCTATCAAGTTTATCTTTAACACTATTGTTGCTAAAGATGTAAACAACAAACCAGAAGTATACAAACCAAGAGATTTTACTTACAAATCATCTGATTCTGATTGGATCAACGTATATGCACTAAAATGCAAAGTTGTATCTGGTGATGTCAAGAATCTGATTGGTAAGAAGATTGTACAAGAAGCTACTACTGAATTTGGATACGCTGATGCTGTTGTAGACAACGTATATGCTGACGGTACAGCAGATAATGAAGTAATCTATAATATTGTATTAGCACCAGAGACAGTTAATGGTTCTTTTGAAGTATCAACAAAAACTAAACTAGTAAAACCAGTAGCAGGTACAGATAGCACTGGTAATAGAATCAATGTATCTTCTACTATTGGTTGGGGAAAGACTGGATCTATCCTCCTAGGAGAAGAAACAATTACCTTTGAAGAAAAGACTGTTACTCAGTTTATTATCAAGAATAGACAACCATCAACAGCTCTTGGATATACTGCTGATACTCCTGTATACAGACCAGTTAATATTTCTGGTAGTGGTGTTACTCTACTTACATTTGGAGTAATTTATAGTTTACAACCAGACAGTACACAACCATATGCTAGTCCTGGTGATAAGATTCAGGTATCCAATCCTGGATTTGAGACAAAAGATCCTAAAATCATTAATCTTGCAACAAACCAAGTTAGATGGGTGCAAGATACAGGTGCTGCACCTGTAATTCCAACTCTACCTAGTATTCAGACTTCTCTAAACGAGTTGACTACAGATGTATCGTCTATTTTTGCAGACGACCAATACTATTATATCACAAGTTCTAGTTATCCATCACACAAGATCTTAGATGGATCACAAGTTAATGAAACTCTATTAGATCAAAGACTTCTTCGTATTATTAGAAAAGAAGCAACTAGAACTACAGAAAGTTATCCTACTCCTAGAAGAGATGTTGGAATCCTTCTAAACGGTGTCCCTGTCTACGGTTTCAAGGATCACGATAGTGTCCGTTTTGGTAAGTTAGAAGAAATTAAAGTCAACACTCAAGGTAGAGGTTATGTAACACCACCTTTTGTTCTAGTTGATCAAGTTCCAAACAAAGCAAGAGCTGTTCTTACTGGTCAGGTTGTAGAACGTATTGAAGTTAGCACTGAAGACATCTTCCCAAGAACTCCAGACATTACTATTACATCTGGTCGTAATGCTGCTGTTCGTGCAGTTGTAACTGGTGGAAAAGTTACCAGTTTGATTATTGATAACCCTGGTGAATACTATTCATCACCACCAATTGTAAGAATTAGAGATACAGCAGGAAGAGGTAGATTTGCTGAGTATACCGCTGTTGTTAATACAGATGGTAATATCATTGAATTTGAAAAAAATGCAGAAGGTAACTTCTACAATCAGAATACAGTTGTTGTAGACATCATTCCTGTTGGAGAAAATGCAACTGGTATTCCTCTTCTGAAAGAATGGAACTTAAACAGATACAGAAAATTAGAAAATAATCTTGATACTGAATATGGTTATATCTTTGCAAACTATAATAATGTTCTAGAGTATGGTTATGGATATGTTGCTAACCCTAAAGCTTTACGTGTTGCTCTCAACGATAACATCAACAGCGCAGGATCTGAACCTGCTACAAAAACTCACTCTCCAATTATTGGATTTGCTTATGACGGTAATCCAATCTATGGTCCATTCGGTTATTCTGAGGCACTGAACAAAGATTCTTCTATTTCAAGAATGACTTCTAGTTATTCTTTGGATGGAACTCGTTCGGATGGTCCATCACTAACCACATATCCTTTAGGCACATTTAACAATGATTACACCTATACTCACAAAAGTGGTACACTAGATCAGAACAATGGAAGATTTTGTGTTACCCCAGAATTTCCGCAAGGAACTTATGCTTATTTCATTACTATTGATAGCAATCAAGTACCGCAATATCCATACGTTTTAGGCGAGAACTTCTACTCGTTACCAGTTGATAGTAACTATAATTCAAATATCAATCAAGATGACATTCCTAAGAATGCCAAGAAGATTTACTCTGCAGGTATGCAGAGAAATGGTGAAGGATTGATTGCTAATGTTTCAGAAGTAAAATCTGGAACAGTTGATAATGTTGATGTTATTGATAGTTCTAGAAATTTCTCTATCAATTCTCAAATTTATTTTGACAATAGAGGAACAGAAGGTTCTGAAGTAGAATCTATTATCTCTTCTGTTAAAGGTAGAGATGTAAATTATATTGAGTGCAAAGAAGATAAAGTTGTAAAACTAACAACTATTCAGAATGCATATCTTTTTGCTGATGATACACTGAATCAACCATCATCTGGTGCATCAGGTGCAATTGTTGGTACAGTCAAGAATGATAACACTATTGTTCTTAGAAATGTTATTGGTACGTTTGATGAAACAGGAACTTTCTCTGCAAGTATCAAAACATTTAATATTTTACTAGATCAAAGAAGTTCTTACACTAAAGGTGCAATCTTAAGTTTAACTGATGGCATCAATGCACCTATAGCTAAAGGTGAAGTGTTAGAAGGAACCTCATCTCAGAATGTCGTAGAGATTAAAGTTACTGAAGGAACTTGGATTATTAATGATGACTATTTCATCCAGTCAGATGATTTATTCAATACTTCTGGAACTAGACTCGTAAGACTCACATCACTAAGTGATGGTCTAGAACCATTTGAAGTTAATCAAAGTGTTGCTCTAGTTGAAACTGCTGATGGTCACGGTCTTGGTATTGGAGATAAAGTTGATATCACCATCAATCCAGATGATGCAACTAAAACTAAAACATATTACCTAAGAAAAAGATTATATCAAGAAGCTGTACTAATTCCACCTAGCAATACATCTACTATTGACTTTACTGGAATCGGTCGTTATGAAATCCTTAATGGTGGAGCAGACTATACCCCTGGTACTTACACTAGTGTTGCTATTACTGGTGGATCTGGTTCTGGTGCTACTGCTACATTTACTGTATCTGATGCTGGTGTAGTTTCTGGTATCCAAATTCAAAATGCTGGATCTGGATATGAGAGAGGAGACTATCTTGGAGTTGCTGATGAAGATCTAGTAAGATCTGGTGCATCACAGTCTACTGCAAGATTTGCAATGTATGTCGGACACGTTGGTGTTCCTGCTGGTGGTGCAAAGGTTACAGTCAAGAGTGGATTAGGATTTGCTGCTAATGATTTAATTCAGATTGGCAAAGAAATTTTACAGATTGTAGGTGTCAACGGTAATGACCTTACTGTTACTAGAGGAAAAGAAGGAACTGCTGATGTAGATCATTTTGATGGACAAGAAGTATCTTTATACAAACCAAGATATAACTTTGCATCTAACTATGCTATCTTCTCTACAGCAACTACTGGTTATGTACAATCATATGATCCTGTTACACAGAAAGTCGTAATTGTATATGATTATGCAACACTCAATACAAGTGCAGATAAACTTGTATTAAGTTCTAGCTTCTTTGATAGTAGTAATCCACAAAGATTAGTATCAGTCAAGTCTGCTGGAGAGGTTGGTTATAAATTTGAATTCTCAGAAGATAACACAACATTTACTCCAAACCCAAATATTAATTTACAAGAATTTTACAAGTATAAGTTTGACACTTCTCATTCTAGTCTCACTGGAACTTATTTTGATGTAAGTCCAAGTAATAACTTCAATTTGATTTCTGTAGAGAGACTGGCAACTACAATTCTACCAGGAAATCCAGGATCTTTCACTGACCTTAAATTTGGATATGGAACTAGACTGCCAAGTAATACTTACACTGATAGAACAGGAACAGATTTTGCTAACTTCTTCTATTTTGATAAGAAAAATGTAGTTAGTTCTGACAATGCTTTCTTTAAAATTGTAACAGACCCATTACAGGGAGTTAAAAATATTAACTATGTCACACCGAATCGTTTTGTTTATGATATTGTTGGTGAGCCTCTTTGGGATGGTTCTGGATCCATTTCTTATACTACTAGTGGTCAGTTCGCTGTCGGTAAGATTAATGAAGTCAACATCATCAACTTAGGACTGAATTATAAAAAAGTTCCAACTATTATTGGTGCTGATGTATCTGAACCTTTTAGAGCAGATGCTACTGTAGTATTTGATAATGTAGCAAAGGTTCTCACTGGTGTCAATATTATTAACAGAGGTTCTAACTATTCAAAACCAAAAGTAGTAATTGTTGATGGTGATGGACAAGACGCTACATTTGATATTATTGTTAGAAATGGTGAAATTTTCTCTATTACATTAGATAATCCTGGAAGAGGATATACTTATACTCCAAAAATTAAAATTATTGAAAGTGATGTAGAAGCGTATGTTGAAAGTGATACTATTGGTGTTCCACAAAGTGTTAAAATCATTAATAATGGTGGAGCATATCATTTAGATAAAACTGTATCATCTACATTTACTTCTAAGTATGTTGTTTCTCTATCTTCCTTATCTACAGACGCAAGATATTTAAAAGGAGAACTTGTAACTCAAACTGTAAATGGTGTAGAGGTATTCAGAGCAAAAGTTGCTGAATATAGATTAAATTCTAATTTACTAAAACTAGAAGATATCCAGGGTACTATTAGAGAAGGTGTAGCAATTGTTGGTTACATTTCAAATACTACTGCAATTATCAAATCTGTTTTTGTTTCTACTTTCAAAGAAGAGATTACATCATTCTATGATAATCTAGGATACTACAAATCTGATAAAGGTCGTTTGGGTGTATCCAACCAGAAGATGATTGATAGTGATTTCTATCAAGACTATTCTTACGTTGTCAAGTCTAAAACTCCTATTGATGAGTGGCGTGATCTAATCAAGTCAACCACACATCCAGCTGGATTCAAATTGTTCGGTCAGGTAGATGTAGAAGCAACTGCTAATACAGAAATGCCAGAGGAGATGCCAAAGGCATCACATTTCAGTGTTCTTCAACTTTGGGATCCTGCAAAGAATAAGATTACAGTAGAGAATACTACTAGAGTCGTAACACAGTCTATACAAAAAGTAGAGAACCAAAGAATTAGGAAAGCAGTTGGTTCTGCTGCAACTAGTGAGTTCTTGTTCAATGAGATTCGTTCTTTTGAAGTAAGAATTTATAATAACACCCCTAATTACTATGATGATGTTACTAATCCACCAAATCCTGCTGATGCTAAACCATGGTGGTATAAAAATTCTTTTGATGGTGTATTAGACGAGAAGAGTAAGAGTTCTGGATCAACAACATTCCAATTAAGAGACGAAAATGATGTAGCTTTCACACCATATAGTGCAAAGAATCTAATCATAACATTAGATGGTGTTATACAAGAACCAGAAGTTTCTTACACAGTTTCTGGTGATCAAATTATATTTGCTACAGCACCATTAGGTTCTTCAACAAAACAAACTGGTGAGGGTCAAACAGATCTTACTGGATATTCTGGTGTCAAATTCTATGCAAAGTATATTGCATTTAAAGGAGAAGGTGCAACTGGATACAACAATCGTTACTTTAAAAAATTAAGAAATATCTACCAACGTGGTGGAACATGGATTGATGCTGCTAATCAGATTGAAAGAAACATTGATTTCATTATTAATGAAGCTGTTGGTTATGGAGAGGCAACATATCCTACTCTTGATTGGAGCACTAAGAAAGATGATTACCAACAGAATATTAGAGAAATCTTAGATGCATACCAGCATGATATTAGATTTGGTGGAAATGTAAAAACCATTCTATATGGTGACACATATGCAGATCAAAGTGATTATCTATACATCCAAAATAATAAAACACAATCTAATGCTATTTTCGCGTATGCAACACGACTTGCTAAATTAGCAGTTCGTAACTGGGATTACAGTGATGTAAATGTAACCTATTTACAAGGATCCAAAACTGTAACTGTAACTGATACTGAAAACTTAGCAATCGGTATGTTTATCAGTTCTGGTAGATCATTTACAACTGGTACTAAAATTGTATCTATTGATAGTGCTACACAAATTACTCTCAACAACGCAGCACTAGCTAACTCTGGAACTAGTGGTGGTGCTCCTGTTGGAACAACAAACCTGAGTGGTGAAGCAACTACCAATACTACTTTACCAACTACTACTGGTGCTGTACTACCTGGTGATCAATACTCTGTTGCTGATGGTGTAACTGTTACTGCCCCTGTTTCTTTCTCTGGAAATGATCAGGCAACATTCTCTTGGAGTGGTCTTAATAATGGTACTTTCTACAATGCTGCAGAACTTATTGAAGGTAATAAAGCATACATTGCTAATGAATCTATCAACTGGGCAAAAACTACATATCCTGCTCTAAACTGGGAAGATCCTCTTAGCACTAGACAAAACGCAGTTGTAAATTTATTTACAGATTACAGTTTAGATATCGGTGCTGTAGAAATCAAAGAAGGTGATGGTTATGTACTAGGTTATGAACCAACTCTATATTGTTTCCCAGCAGAAAATACTGTAGTAGATCCAACTAATCAAACTGGATTTGGTTATGAGATGTCTGCGACACTAGATCGTGTTGGATATATCAGACAAATTCTCATCAGCCCAAATGATGGTTATGATGCTGCAAATCCACCAGAAATTACATTTGGTGGTGACTTAGCAGGTCGTTTAAGAGGAACTCCAGTATTCCTTGGTACTCAAATTACTGATATTGATTTTTGGGATATTGAAAATGATAGACCATACATTCCTTTCCAAAGATTTATTGAAATCAATGGTATACAAGTAGAGCAAATTCAATTTAATGATGAAGGTGATAATGTAATCACTATCGGACCTCCAACTTTGACAGCACCTGCATTCCAAGGTGTTCAAATTCAGGCAACTGTAGATATTACTATCGGTAGAAAGATTAGTAATATTTGGATTACAGAAGAAGGTGATTTTGATTTCTCAGTACCAATTGCTTACATTCGTGGAGTTAATACTCCTGGTGCTAACGGTTTTACTATAAACCCATCTGTAGAATTAGATGCAACTTGTAAAGTCAAAAAAGAAATCATCTTTAATGTTCTTAATGGTGGTTATGGTTATGATCCAGAGACAGTACAAGTTAATCTAAACTGGGTTGGTGGTCCTTATCAGTTTACACCAACTGCTGAGGCAAAACTTGATGATGAAGGTAGAGTTACTGAAATCAAGATAGTTGAACTAGGAGATTTTGATTTAATGCCAAATGCAATTGCTACTGTTAGTGGTTTTGCACCTGGCGGAACATATGATGTACAAACAAAATGCTATAGAGATATTACTCTAATTCTTGATTCGTATATTTACTCTCTTAAGTTTGGTGGTAACGAAAAAGTTGTAACTGCTGCACAACTATACTATACAAAGAATGATTATCCATATGGAGAGTCACTATATCATATTGCTGGTCAATTAACAGAAACACTTGCTACATTTGAATATGCTAAAGATCTAGCTGTTCAAGCAATGAGAAATGAATTGCCATACACTGATCCAAGTATTCTAACAGATTCTGTAACTCCTGTATGTGCAGAAGTTGAAAGTGCTCTTAACACTTATCATAGTATTGTTGATACTATTCTAACAGAAGGAAAAGGACTTGTAGATAAGACTCCACAAAATCCAAATAAAGCAGGTAACTGGACTTCTACTGTAACATACTCTAATTACAATATTTTACCTGACCCACAAATTCCACAGCAAGAATGTGCTACTGTCATTTCTGCATTGGATGCATTATATGACAACCTAGAGGATTCAATTAAAGAAGAATCTGTAACTAAAACTCTTCCAGATTATGTTGATGGAGAAACCAAAGAGTTTGAGTTATATTGGGATGACAATACTCCTGTTAATACAGAAGAAGATGAGGATCTATTCTTTACTCTAAATGCTGTATTACAGAGACCAAAGTATACAGAATCATATCCATTAGAAGATGCATATGTTATTGACAGAACTGTAATTCCAAACAAAATTAAGTTTGATGTTCCTCCTATTTGGGATCAAGATCTTGGAGCTAAAACAATTCAAGAACCAACTGCTGTAGAAAAGGTTGTTGGTATTGGTGTTGGTAACTATAAGAGATTGACTATTGATCCTAACCTAGTAGACAATTCTAGAACTGGTCCTTTCTTAATTCTAGATGTTGAGGATTACACAGTACAAAGTATTGAATCTAACAGTACACTATATGTTTTTATTGATGGTATTCTTCAGCAAGAAGGTGAGAGAAAGTCTTATACTGTTTCTGGTCCTAATATTTTCTTCAGTAAACCAATCTTGAAAGAGATGAAGGTTGATATACGTTATCTCTATGGTAGAGATGTTGGACAAGTTCTAAACATTTTTGATTTTGCACCTGATGCATTCTTCTCTACAGGAAGATTTGTAATTGAATCAAATTCATCTTTCTGGGACTCATTTGAGACTTATTCTTGGATGGGAGACAAGATTGGTAGTGGTATTCACTGCTGGCAAGTAAAACCTGATGGAACTTATAATGTTATTGGTAAGGTAGCTAACCTACTTCGTACTGCATCAACTGTAGAATTTGATATTGTAAAAGCACAAAACTCTTTTATCTTAGATAATACAGATATTGTATTTGCTGTAGAGGGATACTATGATAGAAATACTACTCTAGCATCTTCCGAATTTACAGATACTACATTAACTCTTCGTAAAGATGAAACTGGTAGAAAACTTCTAAGAGATGAGAATGGACTGTGGTCTGGAACTATCCTTGGTAAGACATATAAGAGTCCTTTCTTAAGTCTATCAAATGGAGATCAAATTCGTGTAGAAGGTGAAGATAAATTTAGAAAGATTAAAAAACTTCCTACTGAAACTACCAGTAAGGATAATAGAGACGGTCAACAACTATCTGCAGATATTTTTGCTGCTGTTTCTGTAGAACCTTATAATGGTATTACTAGAGGTGAAGGTCTATCCGTTATTGCAACTGTTGAAGGTGGTTCTGTTACAAAACTAACATGGAATCAGCGTAGCTACGATCCTCTTACACAACCAACTGCATATCAATATTTTACACCACCTATTATTGAATTCATTCCTGAAGATGGAACTGGTGGTGGTGCTAGAGCACAAGTTATTGTAAGTAAAGGTCAAGTCCTTAGTGTAGATTTGATTGATGGTGGTTCTGGATACACCAAGGCACCAAAAGTTATTGTTGCTAGAAGATTTGATATTCTTTCTGAAAGAGAGATTGGTGTTTCTCTGGTTAATTTACAGATTGTCAACCAAATCACTGGATTTGGTATGTCAGGAACGACTGTAATTACAGAAATCAGTGATGCTGGAATCAGAGGTATTGGAACTATTGGTACTATCTTACTTGATAGTCCTGCTGAAACTGAACGTGAAATTGCACAAATTATTACTCCAGAACCAGAACCAGCACAACCTTTAGTTGCTAGACTAGTTGAACTAGAGAAAAAAGCAGAAACATTAGATGAGGATGTAGAATTTATTGATGTATTCCACAATGCTACTGTTGTATCTGCAGAGATTCAAGACATTGTTACAGTTAATTCAATTTCTACTGTAAGCAGGGCAATCACCACATCATTTGAGAATCTTATTCCTAATGATGCTCTATCTAATGTCAACTACTTTACTGATGCTGCATACTTAAATCTTGATTTGGATGTTAACGACAGCATTGCATACATTCCAGATACATCTAAATTTGCTCCTGTCGGACTATTGATGATTGGTGATGAGATTGTCAGTTATGCTAGAAAAATTTCTGATAGATTCCTCAATCTTACTAGAGGAAGACAAGGAACAACACCTCAGTTCTGGGTTGCTGGAACATATCTAAGACAGATTGAAGAGGTAACTGTAGTATCCGCTGCTGTTATTTCTATTGAATCTGAAAGCGATGTTACGATGCTCACTGCATCTGTTGCTCCTGGACAAGGACTCGCAAGACAGAGACAAATTCAAGTCAAGTCTCCACCTGAGTTCTCTATTACAAGAGAAGCACTTGAGGTAGTAATTACTCCTCCACCTGGTGGTGTGATTGATGGATATGTTGAAACAGCATTCTTAGTTGATCCTACTGCAATTAGAGCAGGTAATACTACAGGAGGACATGATGGTGAGGTTGATCTAATTGATGTTTCTGATAGATACTTCGTCACTAAACGTGATCTAACAGAGGTTCAAATTACAAACTCTCTATTTGGTGTTTCTGCAGAATATATCGGCAACTATACCACTACAAATGCTGGTCACAGAATCAAGCACTTTGATGGTATCTTTGATGATGGTGCAGCAAACGTCTCTGGTATGACAATTCTGGAAATTTCCACATATTATTCCGCGCTTACTATCAAAGATTTTAGTGAGAGAGCGGAGTCTAGTTACACTCTAGCTGGTCCTGTTCTCAACCTAGTACCACCATCTATCCAGAATCCTGTAGCTATCAGTTCTTCCTCTGGAACTATTGGAGGAACCATTGTTGTCCAGGACACTACATTATTCCCAACAACAGGATACCTTTACACCTCTGGTGGCACTGTTATCCAATATACTGGCAAAACAGCAACTGAATTTACTGGTTGTACTCTAACAAGAGGTCCAAACTCTATATTAAACGGACATGAGTTAGTTCCGTTTGCAATATCCTAAATATTGCTATAAATATAAATAACTCAGGCACAAATTACAACGTCGGAACAGAAAACCCATGGCTGCTATTATCTCTGATAAGTTTCGCATCTTTAACGCGAAACAATTTCTAGAATCTCTTACTGAAGGTCCAAACGATACGAGTGCGGAACGCTCTAGAATGTACTTCTTTGTGGGTCGTCCACAACCTTGGAAAGCGTACTTAGAAATTCACTCTAAGAACGGAACGGCGTTTGCTGTAGGCAACGAAGTCTATGTTGGAACATATGGTTCCACCACTTTCCGTGCTACAGTTGCTGCCGTTTATGATAGTGCCCTTCTTCTGACCGACGTTTTTGGCAGCGCAGGAATTAATTCCGCACCAACTCTTGGTACTGCTCTTAAAGGCAGAACTGGTGGTGCAGGCGGATCCGACACTGGTGCCGAAGCAGTCTCTGGCGTATATCGTTACGCTACTGAGGATGTTCCACCTCTTCCTCTTGATAACCAGAGAGAAAAAAGAAATCTTTACGACGAACTAATTGCTGCCAAGCGTATTACTGATGCTTTTGCAAGAACAGTTATTCGTCGTTATAACTGGGACACTGTTACCAATCCTAAGTTTGACATGTGGAAACCTGACTACTCTGCTACACCTGGTGGCGGTGGTCAAATTGGTAAAACCACTGCAACAGGTCAAACCAGTATTGCTGACGCTAAGTTCTATGTAATGAACTCTCAGTATGAAGTATTCAAGTGTCTTTACAATGGTGAAGATCCTTCTAACACAACTGGTCAGAACGCAACTGAAGAACCATCTACAGCAGGTGGTAACTATGCTTCTGCCACTGGTCTCTATACCGAGACAACTGGTGCTGGTTACATCTGGAAGTATATGTACACCATCCCAACCGATGATGTTCTGAAGTTCCTCTCTTCTGACTTTATGCCAATCGTTCTACCAGCTAACGCTTCTAGAACTGGTGTTGTTGGACAAGCAGTTGATGGCGCAGCAGACGTTGTAGTTATTGAGAACGCTGGAAGTGGTCTTCCTGCTTCTCAGACTCTTTACACTAGCGTCAAAGGTGACGGCACAGGCGGTGTTGTACAATTTGTTACAAACGGTGCTGGTACAATCACATCTGCTGAGATGCAATCTCGTGGATCAGGTTACACCTATGCTAATGTTCTTCTAACTAACGGCAACCTCTTCTCTGATGCTGGTCTATCCAGTGCAGTTGCAACTGGTGGTTCTGCTGTTGGTGCTCTTGAAGTTATCCTTCCTCCTGAAGGTGGACATGGTTCTGATCACGAAACAGAATTGAATGGTAAGCGTGTGATGACAAACATTCGCCTAACCTATTCTGAAGGTGGTGGTGATTTCCCTGTTGATAACGACTTCCGTCGTATTGGTATCATTGCTGATCCATATGCTTGGGGAACCACAACATTTGAAACTAGAGACACTGTTTCTGGTCTAAAAGCTATTAAGATCACTGGTGCTAGTGCTGATTACTCTGTTGATGAGAAGATCACACAGACAGTTGCTGGTGGTACTGCATACGGTACAGTTGTTTCTTGGACACTTGACAGTGGTTCTACTACCGCTGGTGTTCTTAAGTACATCCAAACTACAGATGCACACACAGACAGTGGTGTTGTAAGAGCATTTGAGTCTAATGGTTCTAATGCAATCACTGGTGAGACATCAACTGCTTCTGGTAACGTAGACACTGGATATGGTTCTGCACTACTAGGTGTCACTTTTGCAAGTGGTCTAGCAGCACCTGAAATTGAAAATAATTCTGGTGATGTTATCTACGTTGAGAACCGTCGTCTCATCACTCGTGCTCCTGACCAGATTGAAGACATCAAACTTGTAATTGAATTCTGATTAACTCGCTAAATACTAGGGACTAGATACTAGTATTTGGCGGAGTACGATGCCTCAGAAGACTAACCTAAATGTAAATCCTTATTACGAGGACTTTGACGCGAGTAAGAATTTTTATAAGATTCTATTCCGTCCTGGATACTCTATTCAAAGTAGGGAATTAACACAAGTACAATCCATTCTCCAAAATCAAATTGAGAGTTTTGGAAAGTATGCTTTCAAGCAGGGTGAACTTGTCATCCCTGGTGAGGTAGGTCTCAATACAAAATTAGATTACGTTAAACTATCGTCTGTCTCAGAGGTTGCTATCTCAGAGGGAGACGATATTGTTTATAAGAAATATGACATTAGTCAGTTAGTTGGACAACAGTTACAAGGTCTTACTTCTGGCGTCACTGCAACTATACTAGCAACAAAGTTAGCTACTGAGTCTTCTGCTGATACTTTGTTTGTTAGTTATATCAATAGTGGTAATTCCAACACAGAACCTACCTTCCGTCAAGGTGAAACATTAGAAGTTATTGATGGTGTAAATACACCACTTCTAGTTGTTGGTACAGATGGTAGTGTTCTACCTACTAGTATTCAAGTAACAAACCCTGACACTGGAGAAGTAACTTCTTTAGAAAGTCCAGCAATGGGTTATGGTTCTGCTGTAAAAGTAGAAGAAGGTATTTACTTTGTCAATGGTTACTTTGTTCGTAATGATGAATCTCTTCTAGTAATTGAAGAATATTACAACAAACCATCTGCAAAAGTAGGTTTTACAATTAAAGAAGAAGTTGTAACACCAGAGGCAGATGCATCTCTATATGACAACTCTATTGGTTCTGCAAACTATACAGCTCCTGGCGCACACAGACTTAGAATTTCTCTTGAGTTAAAAGAGTTTGCTCTAAATGCAATTACCGATAAGAATTTTATTCAACTCCTAACAGTTTCTAGAGGAGTTATTCAAAGAAAAATTGAATCTACTGATTTCAGTGTTCTTGAGCAAACTCTAGCTCGTAGAACATTTGATGAGTCTGGTGATTATGTTGTAGATAATTTTGCTATTGATATTAGAGAGTATGCTCAAAAAGATGGCAATAGAGGACTATATGCTGTTGATGAGTTTGGTCTATTCAATGGTCAGTCTGCTAGTGACGCTGCTAGAAAGATGGTTGCTAGTGTCGGTCCTGGTAAGGCATATATCAAGGGATATGAAATTGTTAATAAAGAAACAAAATATCTTGATATTAACAAAGCAAGAGAAAGTGTCTCTACAGACAATGTAGTTCTTAAGAGTAAAGGTCTCCCAACATATAGTATCACTAATGTGTTTGGTAGTGTTCCTCTAAACAAAGAGGGATCTGAGTTAACTGCATATCCTGATGTATTCTTGTATTCCACATTTAATGATGGTTCTATCGGTCTGAACAATACAGAGTTACCAATAGATCACAGGCAAACTATTAATAGAAGAGGTTTAAATTTTGGAATTGATGATGGTATTAAGACCATCACACTTCAGATTACAAGTACAACTCAATTAATTGGTTCTGTAACTGATGCTACTTTCCAAACCACATTCGGAACACTATATTATATCAAGACTAGAAGTGACAGTGGATCACCAACTGCTACTGGATCTTTCAAAACATTATCATTTGCTACAATTAACAAACCACTGATTAATGCTGCTGAGTCTGTTCAGTTTTTAGAATTGACAGTAACTGGTGACAAGCAAGAATTAGAAGCACTGTTACTTGAGTATGATCTTTCTGACAGTGAATTTAAGAGAAAGATTTTCTTAAGTGCAGATGATGCTAACACAAATTCAAATGAGTTTGGATTTATTGTTGACTATAAAAATACAATCACACCTATTATTGGTAAAACTAAACCAAGTAATTTCTTCTTGAAGAATAGAGGTGCTGGTTTTAATTCTGACTCTGATATTGTACTATCAAAAGGAAGACTATCTGCAGGAACACCTGCATACAATACTACATTTGGATATTCTTATTTTGATCCTCAGTTCTTTACTAAAATTATCTTAGAGAACGTTCCTAGTGGAAGTGGAGCTTTTGAAGAAGGTAAATATATCTTCGGTTCAGAAAGTAATGCATATGGTGTTGTAGAAGGTTCTGGAACAGGTGTATACAGTACAGGAAAAATTCTCTTTGTAAAAACTCTTTCTGGAAGATTTAAACCTGGTGAGACAATTAGAGATGAAGAATCAAATACTGTAAAGATTGCAAAAGAAAATACGATCTCTCACTTTGTTGTTCAAAACAGAGGTCTTGGATATGCAGATGGTCTCACTCTACTAATTAATGGATTAGAATTTGATGCTTCTAAGATTGAAGTTAAGAAGACCAATGATGGTAGAGTATATGGCGCTGTAATCGTCAATAGACGTGCTATTGATGTTGAGTATGCACAACCACCAGCAGTAACTGTTAAGAACCCTGATGGCGCTGCTACACCAAACGCTGGTGCTGCTGTTGTACCTGTACTATTCAGAGATACTGTAACCACATACACTCCACAAAATGTTAAGTCTATTGGTTGCTCCTATGGTTCTGGTAACTCTAATCAATTTTCTGCTGACGTTGTAGTTGACAGTCAAACAGATGCAGAAATTAAATCTGTTACTAGCTTTACTTTCTTTGGATCTCAAGGAAATGATTTTGTAGAATCTACAAGTTTTAGTGCAGATGCATCTATCCTACTACAGCAAGGTGATCTTGTACAGTTTTCTGATGATGACAACAACTTAGTTCGTGCAATTGTACAATATGCAACAAAGCAAGAAGGTGCATCTAAGACTAGAATCTATCTTGATACTGCACTTCCTGGTGATGTAACTAACACAAGTATTGTACGTTTGCGTCCTAAAGTATCAAATACAAATTCAGGTACTTTATTATATCCAACTGGAAGCAAGCAAGTATCGCAAATTTCTGCTGGTGGTGAAGACACTAAGATTAAGTATTACTTCCGTAGAGATTTTGTAACCACAGCATCTTCTGGTGGTGGCACAATTACATTTGCTGCACAGTTGCCATTTGGTACACAAAGATTTGCAACCTTCAGTGAAGACAACTTTATTATTACGGTACTAGATCCTGGTGATGCTCCTAATCTTATCAAGGGAGATATCATCTATGTTGAAAATGACGCTGTTGAAATTTCTTCTTCTACAGATACTGGTAGTGGTTTAACTTCTGGTAGTATCAGTCTCAACCTACCAAGCACATATTTTGGAACTATTCCTACTAACGGAACATTCCCTAAACTAAAACTGACTGCAACTCTTGAGGTATCTAACGCAAAACCAAGACTTAAGACTGTTGTTAGAAACAAGAGAATCACTGTTGCATCTGCTGGTGACCGTAATGTACCATTTAGAGGACAAGATTACGATACTGATGTAGTAGAAACTCTTTCTTATTCTGATGCGTTCAAACTAAGATATATTTACGAAGGAACAGTTTCTCAACCACCTTCTGCAGATACTTCTGGTAATCTAATTTCTGGTACAGATGTAACTAACAGATATACATTTGATAATGGACAAAGAGATACACTGTATGATGTTTCTCGTATTGTTCTAAAACCAGGATTTGAACCAGCAGAAGGTCAACTTCTAATTGCTTTTGATTACTTTGAGCAATCTCAAGGAGATTTCTGTACTATTGATAGTTATATTCATGAAGCAGGTGTTCCTGAAGATGAAATTCCATCTTTCAATTCTTCGGTACATGGAAACCTTGAGCTCAAGAATGTAATTGACTTTAGACCTAAGGTTGACACCAATGCAATTATCCCTGGATTCTTAGATAAAGCATCGTTAGAAATTACAGAAGGATCTTTCTCTGGTCCTGGTGCTATCTTAGCAAGCACTCCTGCTCCAGACAACAGCATTGAATATACATTCTCGTTTAGTCAGATTCAATATCTTGATCGTATTGATGGTGTATTCTTAGATAAGAAAGGACAGTTCATTGTCAAGGAAGGTAATTCATCACTCAACCCATCTAAACCAGATCCTATTGATGATGCTGTACCTCTCTTCTATGCATATATTCCTGCATTTACGAAGACAAGTAAAGATGTAAGAATTACTCCAGTTGATAATCGTCGCTATACAATGCGTGATATCGGTAAACTAGAGAAGCGTATTGAGAGACTTGAGTATTATACCACACTTAGCATCCTAGAGCAGCAAGCTCTTAACATGCAAGTTAAGGATGAGATTGGACTTGATAGATTCAAGTCTGGATTCTTTGTTGATAACTTTGAAGCACATAAAATTGGTAATTTACAATCTCTTGATTACAAGTGTGCAGTGGACAGTCAGCAAAGTGTCCTACGTCCACAAGCAAAAGAAGATTGTATTGATCTAGAAGAATTAAATGTAAGAGAGGATCAGAGAGCAGTCTCTGGATATAAGAGATCTGGACATATGGTAACTCTACCATATTCACCGCTTACATTGTTAGGTAATGATTTTGCTAGCAAAACTTTAAATCCAAATCCATTTGTTGTTCTCCAATATGTTGGAGATGGTGAAGTATCTCCTTCTATTGATCATTGGTACGATCAGTCTGCAGAACCATTAGTAGTAGATACAAACACAGATTTGTTTACTATTTTCTTAGCAAAAGAGAATGTAAAAGAAAGTTTCTCAAGTCTCTTTAACTCATTCGTAGTTAACTGGGTAGGAACATCTACATCATTTACTGCTATTAACTCTTTAGGAGAAGTTAATACACAACAAGCTATCACATCTGTTGCTAGTGCATCTGTTGCAAGTTCTTCTAATATCAGTCCTCAAAACAATGAGGTTGGAAAAGGTATTCAAACTAAGACAGTAGGTGAAAAACTTGTATCCACCTCACTATCTTTCTTTGCAAGAAGCGTTCCTGTAAAATATGTAATCAGAAGAATGAAACCTAATACAAGAATCTTTGCATTCTTGGAAGGTAGAGATGTATCACGTTGGGTTAATCCTGACTTAAGATTTACTGGAATTGCTGGTAACTCCTTGTCTTCTTTCAATGGAGAAATTACCACAGACGAATATGGAAATGCCAGTGGAATTATTTTAGTTCCTGCTGGAAATCCACCACTAGAAAACACTACATGGACTGGTGATGTTGATACTGTAGCATATGATACATCTGCTGAAGAGATCAGTATTACATCTGGTGTTCTTACCTTTAGATTTACTTCTAGTGCATCCAATGAAGGAAAAGAAACCGTTGATAGTTATGCAGAAGTTAAGTATTATGCTACTGGTCTTCTTCCAGAAAATCCTGCTAGCATTGTATCTACAAAACCATCTTACTTCAAATCCAATGAAGGTGTTCAGTTAATTGAAAGCAATACTGATAATCCTATCAGACCTAATCCTCTTGCACAAACGTTTAAGGTTGAAAATCTAGACGGTGGATGTTTTGTAACTGGTGCTGATCTATACTTCAATAAGAAGAGCACAAATATTCCAGTCAAAACTTACATTACAAATGTAGATGCTGAAAAACCAGGAAAGAACATTGTTCCTGGATCTGAGAAAACTCTATCACCAAATACTTTCCTCAAGTGTTTTTCTACTGGCAACATGTCAGTATTTAAAGGAGAAAGTGTAACTGGTGCATCTTCTTCTGCATCTGGTCCTATTCTTAAGATCTTTGATAAGAACAATGTAGAGTTAGTAGCTACTGCATCTGGTAAGTATAGTCTTACTAATGAGCAAGTTTATACTGTAGTTCTAAGTAATCACAATGGTAAATCTTTTGTGCAGAATGAAGATCTAATTATTCCTTCTGTTACTGAAGCAAATGCAAAAGATGCTACAACTTTAGTTCTTGCTATTGCAAAAGATAGCGGTAAACTTTCTAAGATTAGAGTCACTGATCCTGGACAAAATTATGATAGTGCAATTTTAACTATTGAAAGTCCACAACTTCCTGGTGGTTCTACTGCAACTGCTTCTATCAGTGTATCTGGTGGTAAGATTTACAATGCAGAAATTTCTCTACCTGGAATTGGATATACAGAAGCACCTTCTGTGGTCGTCAAAGGCGTTGGAAGTGGATCTGGTGGATGCGAGATTCAAACGTTCTTGGACATTGACACACCAGCGGTTAGAATGGGTGTAGCAGTTGATGCTGGAGAAGCAACCAACTCTACTACTCCTACACACTTTGCATATGATTATCCTGTATATCTACAGAACGATACCGAGTATGCTCTCGTAGTTGAAACTGATTCAACCGATTATGAGCTTTGGGTTTCTAGACTTGGTGAGACTGATATTGCTACAAGCACTGTCATTACAACTCAACCATCTCTAGGTTCAGTATATCGTTCACAGAATACAGAAAGTTGGACTGAAGATATTTTTGAAGATCTTAAGTTTACTCTATACAGAGCAGAATTTACTATTAATAGACCAGCAAATCTTCTTCTCAAGAATAGTAGTCTCGGTTATGAATTGTTAGATCCAAACCCACTTGAGACTAACGCAAGTTCTAGTTCTAATGCTACTGCAAAATTATTTAAGAACAATAACTCTATTGTTAAATTCAATCACAGAGACAATGGATTTGAAGACTCTGGTAAGTCTTATGTCTTCTATAGAACTGTACAGGAAACTGGTGGTATTACATCATCTGTTTTGAATAGCAATCTATTCCAAGTTATCAACTCTGGTATTGACATGTATAATGTTCAAACTCCATCGCAAGCTGCTGGTAATGCCATTGGTGGTGGAGACGTTGCATATGCATCTTTCAATAGAAAGTTTGAGACTCTATACCCACAAATTCATTACTTGACATTTACTGGAACTGGTTTGGATGTTAGTGTTCAAACTACAAACATTGTTCCTGTTGATTCTAATACAACAAACTATACTTCGTATTCACAAACAGAATATGAAAGAACTTTCTTGAATGAACCACACTACTTTACTAATCAAAAAGTTGTAGCGTCTGATATTAATGAGACTCTCAACAACTTGAATCAATCATTGACTTATAAGATGTCTCTTTCTTCTACATTGTCTCATTTGAGTCCAATTATTGATCTATCTAGTGCTACTGTTAAAACAGTAAGTAATAGAATTGAAAGTGCTGATGGTGCTGAAAACAGATTTGGTAGAAGAGATCAAATCATTGAATTCTATCCTGTATACAGATTTGATCTAGATGGTCAGGGTGCCGTACAAATTCAAGCAGATCAGACAATCCAAGGTAATACATCTAAGACTGTCGGAACTATTGCAAGAGTAGTTGGAGCAACTGTATATGTAAGAGTTAAGACTTCTCAGTTCTTCCAGAAAGGAGAGGGCGTATCTCTAGGAAATCAAACTAGTTTGACTGCAGTTAATGTTGACTCTAATCCTACACAAATTCTATTCTCTATTGATGAAGCTTCTGCTATTGTAGCACGTAATCCAAATGTATTGAACCAGACTTATGATAATAAGATTACTGGTAAAGCAGTTGTTTGGAACAGTCAAACTCAAGAATTAACTTTGAGAAATGACATTCAACCAATTGGTGATAATTTTACAGATAGATTAATTGATAGCACTGTTTACAATAGAAATGCTGATATTAGTTTACAACTTGCTGATATCTTCCGCGTAGGAGATTTTGTTAAGTATCCAAATCAACCAGAAGAGGAGAATGCTTACTTAGAGGTTGGTAAGATTACTTATGAAAGTGGTATTGATTATGTGGCAGAAGATACATCCAAAAATAGTTCTTCTGCTGCTAAGTACGTCACTAAAGAAATTGTTATTAACAATCCAGCTACATCAGTTGATGTACATCTAATGGCAAACGTTAAAGATATTTCTAATATTGAAGTTCTTTACAAGTTTAAGAAAGCATCCAGTCAAGAAAACTTTGAAGATATTGATTGGGTATACTTTAATGACAATGGACAACCAGATGTACTTGAAATTGCTACCAGTGAAAACAGTATTTCTAGTGTTGTTGAAAAGCAATCTTCTTATCAGGATCTTAAGTATAGCGTCTCTGACTTACCAGAATTCTCTTCTTTTGCAGTCAAGATTGTAATGCGTGGAGTAGATCCAGCATTCGTTCCTAAGGTCCAAGATATTAGAGCAGTAGCATCTTTCTGATCTCCGCGTATGGACTACATCAAAGTAAGTGGGCATGATGGTCTCGTAAGAGACCAAAAGACTGGTGCCATCATCAATTTGGACGATTCTGCGATTGAAGCAAGACGTAAAGCGAAACACCTAGGTTCCGCGTTAGAAGACATAAATATGTTGAAGAATGAAATCTCTGAAATCAAATCACTACTTAGAGAGTTAGTCAAAAATGCCAGCAATTAACGTCGCAAAAACAGATACCTTTGAGACTCAAAGGGTAAAAATTAATGATATTGCACAAGCAATTTTTAATGTTACAGCAGGTGGTAGTGATCTATCTACTGGTATTTTAAAACTAGGTGATGGTACAAAACCATTACCAGCATTGGCATTTAACAATGAACCTTCTCTAGGTTTATACAGACCAGCTTCAAAGACTATCGGATTTGTTTCAGGTAGCAAAAATATTTTAGACATTGAGGAAACTCAACTTCTCTTATACAAAGATCAAACTATTAGAAAAAGATCTATTCCAACTGGTGGTGGAATTGATCTTACCCGTGGTTCTGGATATGAGTTTGGAACATATATTAATATCCCTCTACTAGGTGGTTCTGGTTCTAATGGAGAAGCAACATTCTTCGTAGACTATTTTAGAGGAACTCCAGGAACTGGTGCTGGTTACAATGCAGGAACATATACAGGTGTCCCTTTAGTTGGTGGTAGTGGAACAGATGCAGCGGTAGATTTTACTGTTTCTGGATTAGAAGTTCTTGTCAGTGATGGTGGTACTGGATATGCAGATGGATTCTATTCTGGTGTTGCACTATCAAATGTAAGTGGATCTGGTAATGGTTCTGGTGCTACTGCAATTGTTGAAGTTGTAGGAACAATTATTACTAACGTTGCAATCGCAACTAATGGTAATAATCAATATGAGCAAGGAGATATCTTAACTGTAACAGATAATCTACTTGGTTCTGGTGGTGGTAGTGGACTTGAAATTGAAGTTACTTCTGATGCTGGTGTATTTACATTTGATGATATTACAAAGGGTCCAGGATATACCGCAGGTAATGTTTTAACACTACCAGTAACACAGACTGCTAATAATGTCAATATTCCAGGTGTACATATTACAACTGGTTCTACTCTAACTGCTGGAAGTACAACAGTAACATTACCAGCAACAACTAATGAAGTCATTCCTGGAATGATTCTTGCTGTTGATCAAGGTGGATCTGTAGGAGAATTTCCAGGTGGATCAACTGTCACTGTCGTTAGCATTACAAATGGCACTACAGTAGAAGTAGACACAGCAGCTTCTGTATCTGGTGCTGCAGATATTACATTTTCTAGTGCTGAAAATACTGTTATTACTGTTCCTGGTGGAACGGCAAACTTAGTTGGTGGAATGGTTCTTTCAGGATCAAATACTACCGCAGTTGATGGACTTACAATTGTCAATGTTAGAAATGCTAACGAAATTGAAATTAGTGCTCCACCAACAAATGCTTTCTACCAAGCAAACTTAACATTCACTCCTGGTTGGGGTGTTGGATCAAGTGCATTTAGTTACACCGTTGATGTTGTTGGAGCAGTAGAAACCTTAACAATTACGGATGGTGGTACTGGTTATGTAATTGGTGATGTACTTACAGTAAGTCCATCAGATCTAGTTAATCCAATTGAGTATTCAATTAAATCCGAGGGTCTTCAAAAATTAACATTTACAGGAACTGTTGCTTCTTCTGTGTTTGTTGTTGGTGATGAATGGGAGATTGATGGTGGTGGAGAAGGTGGTGCATCTTTTGAGGTAGCATTTGTTAAATCTACTGGTGGTAACGTTGATTATGTTTTACTGAAAGATGCATCTTTTGCTGATGCAGATGATATTAGAAAAGTCGGAACTACTACAACTTATACTATTGCAGTAGCTAGACCACCTGGTGGAAAGTATTACATAGAAAACGTCTCTGGTACTTTTAACTTACATCCAGATTTTACTTTCTACGCTGGAGAAAGATATAGATTTAATCTTGACGCTTCAATGACCAGTCACTCATTGAAGTTTAGTGCATTCCCTGATGGTATTCATAATACTATTGGACCTATTGTAACAACAGTTACTGCTGCAACTGATACTATTAATGTAACTAGCACTGCCAGCATTCAAGTTGGAATGAAGGTAGAGGAAACAGGAAATGATCCTGGTCAATTAGCAGAAGATACTCTAGTAACAGAAATTGTTGATGCTACTACGATTCGTGTATCACCTGCTCCAACTTCAACTGGACAAATTAGTATTTCTTTTGCTGGAGTAGAATATACTGATGGTGTTACAGTTACACCAGCATATATTGAAATTAAAATTACAGAAACTACGCCATCTACATTATACTATTATTGTGCTAACCATCCTGATATGGCTGGTGAAGATGGTGATGAAGCAGTTCTTACAATTGATACAAATAACCCACGAGTATTTGGTAGTGGATTCCAAGGAGAACTCACAGATGTTACAGTTTCGGATGTAGTCAAATTTGATGTTGAAACTGGAAAAATTGATTGTAATGATATCGTATCGCCAGCAGCAAGATTTACCAATGCTACAATAACAACTCTCTTAAGTGCTTCAAATATTTCTGGCGACACTATTTCGCTATCAACTATCAATGCTGCTTCTTCTTTAGATGTTACAGCTGGAACCAATATTAATTTAACTGGTGATGTAACACTTGGCACAGTAGCTACTGTTGCCAGAACTAGTGGTGATTTTGCGACTCCTGGTGAAATCAAAACAACTACTCTCTTCAATTCAAATGATGCCTTGAAGATTGAGGATGCTGTTATTGAATCTATCAATAACTACGATCTGGAAATGACACCTTTTGCAGGAAGACTTGCAAAGGTAAATACAAATACTGCATTTGTACTTCCAGTTGGTACTTCTGCTGAGAGACCTACTGGTTTAGCAACAGACGGATCTATTAGATTTAACAGCGAGACAAATCAATATGAAGGTTATAGTGGTAATTCTTCTTCTTGGTCTTCTCTTGGTGGTGTTCGTGACCTAGATGGTAACACATATATTCTAGCAGAACTAACTGTAGGTGCTAATGATAATACACTACATTTTGTAAATGATAATGTTGTTACACAAAGATTCACTCCTGCTTGGCACGAGTATGTAAATGTCAAACAAGTTAGATCTGTAAACGTAACTGCTCCAGCATATACAGAATTTATTGCTAATGCACCTGTTGCTGAGGGAGATTATGTTAAGTGGAGAAACAATATTTACGTTGTTCCTAACGGAGGACAAGGAACTACTGCAACTAGTGGTAGTGAACCAACACATACAACAGGAACCCAACCAAACGGAACAGCACAGTTAGAGTGGTTTGCATCTGCAGTTGCTCCACTTACATTTGAAGAAATTGAAGAAGTTAGGATTTCTCCTCTAGGATTTACACCTCTCGTTATTAATGGTGATTTAAGATTAACTGGCAATAAAATTACTACAGATGTCAGTGATCTTGTTTTACAACCTAATGCTGGTAAGAGAGTAGATGTTAACAGCAACACTACACTAACAGTTCCAGTTGGATCTGATGCAGACAGAGGATCTGCAATCCAAGGTGGTATTAGATTCAGTACAACTGCTGGACAGTTTGAAGGATATGATGGAGCTAACTGGGGTTCTCTTGGTGGTGTCAAGGACGTTGACCAGAACACCTATATTATTCCTGAGACTTCTCCTGGTGCAAACGAAAACGTTTTGTACTTCTACAATGATGGAAACAATAGTCTTCAGTTAACTACACTTGCATTAGATTTCTATTCTGTAGATACTATCAGATCAATGACATCTGATGAATTAGAGGTAACAGCATCTCTAATTACATTTGATACAGCAGCTACTACTTTAGATAATACTTCTGCTACAACTACATTCTTACATTCTGCAAAACAATACTTTGATCTAGGTCTTTCTTCTGGTCTTTATGTTGAACCAGTATTAAGACTTGATAATCAAGGTGATGTGTATTTCAACACTACATTTGGAACTGGAACATTTACTGGTGTTAAAGTTTTTGATGGAAATCTTACAGAGTTTGAACTTCAAGATACTACAATCAGAACAGAAGATGTGACTTTATTAAAAGGAACAACTAATACTGGTGGTGTTATTATCTACGATCCAGCAGTTGAAGTTGGAGCAAAAACAGTAGTTACTGCACACAATCCAACAACAGGTGAAAAAGAATTTATTGAATTTGGTATTATAGATAATGGAACAGACGTTTTCCACACAGAGTATGGCAACTCTAGAACTGGTCAACAACTTATCATTCCAACTTTTGAAGTGACTGGTGATAATAAAGTCCGCATCAACCTTGAACTTGGTGCTGGAATTGGAGTTACACAATCTGTCAACATTACCCTAACCTCTCAAATCACTAAGAAGTAAAATGGCAACTGAATTAGAAAAGTTTGATTCTACTGGTGGATTTTCTATTGATAAAACCACAGTAGTAGATGAACTTAGGAACGCAAAAGATTTAAACACCCTAGAGATTAAAAACTCTGTGTTTACAGATAGTAGCACAACAAATTACATTCTTAGAGGTCTTAATACTGCTGTACTACAATTAGATAACGTTGGGACACAAATTCCTATTGCTGCCAACACTCTAAACTTTATCACAGGACACGTTGTTGCTGTCAATCCAACAGGTGTAGTTTATGCTGCTAAGCTTGAGTCTTGTGCTTTTTCAGATGCTGCGAGTTTAGTTTCCGTTCTCTCCAGTATGAATACGGTAATTAAGGATGATATTCCTACAGGACAAACATGGGATATTCAACCTTTAGGAGCAACAGGTCGTTTTAGTTATTCTACCACAAGAGCTGGTACAACTAATATCATCAAATGGGTGGTATCTACGCAAGTTGTTAGCATTGATTGGCAGTAATTGCTAAATATAAAAAGGAATAACTAGGCGTTAGCGAAGCAGGCACCATGAGTTTTAATATCAATTCTGACAAGGAATTTGTAAGAGGTTCTAAACCACGCCTTATTGGCGACAATGAACTTACTATCCGATCTGGCACTGGTTCTGCCGAGAAGGAAATTATCAGAGCACAGTTAGATGCTAACACTGCTCTACCTCGTGTTGGTATTAATAGAACGGGTGAAAGGGTAAACGAGATTACAATCACATCAGGTGGTTCTGGATACACCACAGAACCTTCTGTAGCAATTGATCCACCTGGAACTCCTGGTGGTGTCCAAGCTCTAGCATCTGCATTTATTTTTAACGGTCAAGTTATTAATATTGCAATTAACAACCCTGGTTCTGGTTATACGACAGCGCCTGGTGTAACCATCACTGGTGGTAATGGTGGTGGTGCATCCGCTACATCTGTTCTTGATACTGTTGATTTTGAACTTGACATCAACGGTGCTATTAGAACCTCTACGTCCATCATTTCTGACACGGCGAGAATTCTAAACCTTGATATTCAAAACTTTATTACTCCTGACACAAACTTCAGAGCTCCTAACCTGAAGACATTTATGAATAATACAGGCACAGAATGGGGTGCTAATGTTATTGTTCAAAAGGATTCTTATAGATATTTTGGTGCTAATGTTTACCAGGCAATTAATGCTGGGCAAACAGGTCCAGATGCACCTACACATACTGATGGTATTGTACTAAACAACGAAGTACAATTTAAACACATCGGTTTCCGTGCTAATGATTCAAATTCATTTGCATATAATCAAACTGGTGACGCTGGAGTATTCCCAAGATCAATCACACCTCTACTAGGTGATAGATCTGACAAGATTGCAACTACAGAATACGTTCTCAACCTAGCAACGAATGACGTTGGTGGTCGTATTTACGTTTCAGCACAGATTGGTTCTGACTTGAACGATGGTCGTTCTGCAGTTAACCCAGTTAGAACAATTAAGAAAGCAGCGCAACTAGCGTGGGCAACTCCTGGTGTAAAAGAAACACTGATCGTTTCTGGTGGTGATTATGTAGAAGATAACCCAATCTCTCTACCACCTGATGCATCTGTTGTTGGTGATAACCTTCGTTTGGTAATCATCAGACCTGCCAACCCTGGTAAGCACATCTTTAAGTTTGGTGATAAAAACTACGTTATTGGTGTTACTTATAGAGACCAAATTGACTCTGTTGGTGATGCAGTCGCCACTTGGGACTTTGCTATGGTCTTTGACGATAAGCAAAGAATCGTCATTGACAATGAAGTCAACGGAGACTTTGGAGTCAACTTCCCAATTGGTCACCAAATCTTTGGACCTGACCAGTTCCGTGTAAATTTCCAAGAAAACACTGGTTTATCAGCACTAACCGCTGGATTGGAAGTGGTTGGTGTCAACACTGGTGCTAGAGCAAAACTAATTGATGTTAGTTTCAATCAAACTACGGGTGTTGATGCATTCCTGACTGGTAGTGTTGATGTACAACTAACAAGTGGTTCCTTCCTAGAGGGTGAGAGATTTAATTATCTGGTTACTGGTACACAAGGAGCAGCTCTAGCAATAACGATTACTGGTACAGCTGGTGCTAATATCTTTAGAACTACTACAGATCCTGATACACTAATTCCTCCTGGCACATATATCTACCTTGATGATACTGATGACAGTAGTTTTACACAAGGTTTCTATGAAGTAAAAGCAGTTAATGATGACAACTCACCAACATATTGGGATGTAGAAGTTGTACCAATTCTAAACTCACCTGGTTGGGATACAACTGCAGCAGAAACCATTGATATTAATGCTGCAAATGTTACTGTCAATAGTTTTGATACAACGACTCTAAAATCAATTAGAGCTGAAGGTGAGGTTGTATCCTTTGATGATGACATCACAACTTCGGTTCCTATTCAAAGACTTGACTTCTCTTTACAGGGAGATCCAAGTATTGCAACTGGTGGTTTCCAAAATGCACAGTTTGGTAATGCAGAAGATCTTGGTGGTATTGTATTCTACACCAATGAACTAGTTGGTAGAAGTAATATTCATGATTTTAAAGAAGGACAAGAAATTTTAATTGAAGGTCTACCTACTTCATCTCCAGACTTATCCGTTCTTATGGGTAAGCAAAGAATTTACAAAGTTCTAGAAGATGCTGATGGACGTTCCAGAAGATTTGTTATTCCTAAGAAGTTTCCATCAATCACAACTGCTAACTTTGATCCTGGCACAGTAGCTACTGCAAAGTCTTTCTCCAAATCTGTTACAGTTTCACTTCTAAACTCACCAAACTCTTTCCCTCTATCTACTCCTGTAGAAAGAAGATTCCAAGATGCATGTGTGTTCCTACGCAATAATAGAGAGTTTATTGCAGATGAAGTTGTAGGACAAATTAACGAAGAGTTTAAGACAGATCATTATCGTGTATATGATGTTAGTGGAAATGATTTCAAGATTTATCTTGGAGCTACAGACCATGTGAACACTTATGTAAGTGGTGGTACAGTAACATTTGGCGGTACTTCATATAATATTACTGGATTTGTTTACGACAATGCTGTAACTGGAGAGGCAACTGTAACTACTGGTACAGTCATTCCTTCTCTTGCTGAAGATGATGTTGTTAGATTAGCAGATATTCTTATCTCATGTGAATCTGGTAATAAAATTTATCCATCATATAGTTCTCCAACATCAGGTTCTAATACAGGAACTGATGGTGACAATCAATGTCGTCAAGACGTTATTCACTTTGTCAATGCATTGATAAGAGACCTTGAATTTGGTTCTAACCATAACATTATTGATGCAGCGAAAAAATATATCGTCAATGATAAAATTGCATTTATTGAGGATGAAATTGTACAGAACGTTCGTGCAGTAGAATATGCACGTAGATTATGTGTTCTTGCAATGAGGAATTGGAGAACAGATGACGGAACTACAAATGATCCTATCTACACTCCAAAGTATTCTAGTTTACCAAGATATTTTGATGACACTGTAATTACAGCAACTGCTGGAACTCCTGCTTGTGCTGATGTAAAATCTGCTATTGACACTCTAGCATTCCTTTGGGGAGATGTAATTACAAATAATCAGAATGGCACATACTTAGATGGTGCATATCTGATTGCTAGAAACGCAGACTTGATTGCTGATCAGGCATACGAAGATACTGAAGTTGCTTATCCTGAGATCAATAACACGAATATAAATGAAAGGAAGTGTACTAGAGATACTAAACTGGTACTAAAAGGTCTTGTAAAAGACTTAGTTCTTGGTGGTAACAATGGTATTGTTGATGCTGCTGAGTCTTACTTTAGTGGTGGCACTCTTACTGGTGTTCCAGTATCTGAAATTCCATATGTTCGCTATGCTTATGAGAGAGCAAAAATCTATTGTAAGAGTGCAGCTAAGAACTGGTCTGCTGCTGGATCGCAAGGTGGTGGTGTTGTAAGTCGTGTAGTTAGTAACGCAAATTACAGTCCTACAAGTGGACAACTGACTATTCAGATGCCAGATGCTAGCGTTCCTGTAGGATTTGGAGCAAATTCTACATCTAGAGTCGCTTTCCAACTAGGTGGATTGACCTTCAACTGTGCTCACAATGGTGGCGGAGATGATGCTGTTCCTAAGATTTTTGATTCTAATGTAGGTAAGTCATACGAAGTTCTTTCTTTTAGTAGTTCTGCTGGTATAACCACCATTGAAATGAATGTGGGTACTGCTGGAAGTAACACGGATACACATACGTTTGTAAGTGGTAGTGCTCTACTGATTAATGATTATGTTGCAATGTCTTCTCCAATTCCTAAATTTGAGGACTGGAGTATTCTAGTAGATGATGGTACAGGAGCTACATGTGCAAACGTAGATGCATCTATTGATACATCATTTGCTTTACTTGATAGTATCCTTGAGTATTCTGTTGACGTTGTTAACGGTACAGAACCTGGATCTACTACTAAGACATTTGGAGTTCTGTATGATACAAATGATGTTATCACATATCCAGATAACTTTATCTTTGACCAGAACAATACACGAATGGCAATTCGTGCTGATTATGATGACTTCCCAATCATTGAAGCATCTCCATACACCCAGAACGCATCTGTTATCTCCTTCCTAGGTGGTGGCGGTGCTCTAGTTGATGGTTCTAAAGTTAAGCAACCTAACTGTCCTTTCCCTGGTCTAGAACTAGATGGAACTGCATCCTTCCCTAATCAGGGTAAATCAATGGTTGCATCGGCATTCACGATTGTCTCCTTTGGTGGTACAGGTTATAAGATTATCAATGATGGTTACACCCAGTTGGTTTCTGTCTTCGTTATCTTCTGTGCTGACGGTGTTCTTGCTGAGTCTGGTGGTTATGCATCTATTACAAACTCTGCTACAAACTTTGGTATCTATGCTCTTCGTGGTATTGGATACAGAGAAGAATGCTATAGCTTTGACGTTGGTACAATTAGTAATGTTTCCTCTACACCAACTGGTAGAACTATCTTAACTGTTACTGGATTAGGTAGAGAACCACTTGAGCATTATGTTGTTAAAGTTGACGGATTTAGAAACACAAATACTGATATTGAATTCTTCGTTGATGCTGTAAATGGAGTTACAGTTGGTCCTCCTTTCTCTGCACAACTTACTCTTGATAACGGAACTGGAGATTCTCTAGATCTAACAAATATTACCACTGGTAATGTTGTTTCACCTGGTAGTCTCCAGGGAGAAACAATTAAGTTACATAGACCATCTATTGTTAACTCCTCCTCACACACTTGGGAATTTGCTGGATCAGGTACAAACTATCTTGCACTACCTGAAAACGGTGGTACTAAGACAGAAGCATTTGAACAGGTATCTGAACAGTATGGACGTGTATACGTTTCTGGTACTGACGAACTTGGTGACTTTAAAGTTGGTACATTCGCGAGAATTGAAAACAGAACTGGTGCTATTACCTTTACGGGTACTGTTACCATCTCTGAAGTTGAATTCTTGAAACTAAAAGGTGGCGACGTTGTTGTTACTGGATTTGACGCTTCCAATACACTTGGTGGTGCTAACTCTAGTGACTCTAAACTACCAACTCAAAAGGCAGTTAAAGATTATATTACTAACAACCTTGGACCATACATCAACAAACCATTCTCTACGAATGCTATTCCAAGAAACCTTGTAGAACTAACTGACTCTGGTAAGATTTCTGTTGATCAGATTCCTGCACTAAGACCATTTGAAGTCTTTACAGTTGCTAACCAAGCAGAAAGACTAGCACTAGAAGGAGCACTTGCTGGTGATATTGCAATTGAACAAGATACGTCTACATCATTCATTCTAAACAATGATTTAGATAGTCAGTTCTTAGCATTTGGTATTGATACAACAATTCAATTTACTATTGGTGATATCTTCACTGGTAGCATTACTGGTGGTCGTCTACAAGCAACTGAATACAGACAGGGTGTTGTATTCCAGATTAACATCACACAAGGTGGATCTGGATATGCATCTCCACCAACTGTAACCCTAACTGGTGGTACTCCTCAATCTGGATCTGTTGAAGCAAAAGCAGAAGCTATTATTGCTAACGGTGAAGTAGTTGCAATTGATCTTATCGTATTCAATGGATTTAAAGGTGGTAAAGGATATACTGTTCCACCAAATGTACAAATTGCTGCTCCTGCAGGATCTGGTGTTGCTGCTACAGCAAATGCACTAATTGAAAGTAGACTCTATGGAGACATTGTTAATAGAATCAAACTAGAAGACAATGACTTCATTGAAAGTAGTGATATTCCTGCAGTTGATATTAACATCACTAGAGTTGTTAATACATCATCTTCTAACTCTCTCAACTGGGTATCTCTATCTTCTAATCAAATTGCTGCAAACCAGATTGTATCTGGTACTATTGAAACTGATAGATTAGCATCTGGTGGTGCTGCAAACTCCTTTACCTTCCTAAGAGGTGACCAGAACTTTGCACTAGCAGTTCAGTCTGTTAAAGGTTCTGAGAAGAGATACTTTGCTAAGTTAACTTCTACATGTAATAGCGGTTCCAGTGAAATGGTATTCGCTACGCTAGCGGATGCTCTTGTAGGACATGAGGTTAAGAATAACGTATCTGGTGTACAACCAAATACAAACATTACTGGTGTTCTAACTTCTGGTGGTTCAACCACAATCGGATTAAACAACCCAGTTGTTGCAACGATTGCTGCTGGTACTGTTATTGAATTTGAACGTGGCGATTCGCCAATGATCTTTGAGTCTACCTTTACTAGAGGTAACTTTGTTGATGATGTCATCATCTCTAACGGTGGTACTGGATTTACAAACGGACAATACTTTGACCTGGATGTAATTGGTGGTACTGGAGCAGAAGCTAAGATGAACATCATCGTTTCTGGAGGTACTATCACAGAGATTACTGTCACTGATGGTGGTTCTGGTTATGATGCAGACTTCACAATGACAGTTCCACCTACAGCAATTGGTGGAGGATCTGGTCTTGTATTACTTGTCAAGATTAGCACTGTCAACAAACAGTTTGCAAACGTCTCTATGGACGTTCAGAGAGTATCTGATCTTACAATTTCTTCTGACCTATTCGGAACAATTGGTGTTGCAAGATTTAAGAAGTCTCAATTTATTGTTGGACAATCTGGAAATGGTTCTGTTGAACTAGACGTTGGTGCAGACTCTGGTCTTGATGCTGACTTACTAGATGGACAGCAAGGTGAATACTACACTAATGCTACTAACCTGTTTACTGGAACAGTTCCTACAGATAGACTTTCTGGAACATATAACATTAGTGTTTCTGGTTCTTCTGGTAATACGTTAAGACTAACAACTGGTATTAACAACCCAACTTCTAACCCATCCCCTGATAACTTTGCTGGAGGTGTTGTTTCTAACACTATCAACAATACCGCAAATGGTTTGGTTGATGGTGGAACCAAGAACATGGTTCTGACATTAAGAGCTGGTGGATCTAGTTTTGATGCATCATTTGGTGGTGTAAGACAACTTGCATTCACAGATAATGATAACATGTATCTCCGTGGATCTGGAACTGGTGTTACAACCTTTGGATCTTGGGCAAAGATTTGGCATTCTCTAAATGATGGTATTGGATCTGAGTTAGATGCTGACAGACTTGATAACAAGCAAGGTATCTGGTATCAGAATGCTTTGAACATGAACTATGGAACTCTATCTGATAATAGATTACCTAATTTCATGTCATCTAAGGTAGTCCAAGATGACTTGACAATCAAATCATTTAATGGAGATCCTAAGTTTAGAATTTATGTTTCTGGTTTAATCCTAAACACAACACCATTTACTCCTGGATCTAACGTCAACTTGTATGATGCTAACGGTCAGGGCACTGGTACTATTGCTATTGACAACTTTGTTATCAATAATGATCCTGATAATTCAAATGATTTTACAATCATTATTGGTAGACTAGTTACTGGTAACTTCATTGGTGCAAAAACAATTGGTGATGCTGGAAACAGAAAAGAATTCCAAGACTTCACAATTGAAGATGGTAATACTGTTGAAGTTGCAAAACTAGAAAGTGATGGTGGTACTGCAAACCTAAGACTAGGTAGAAAGGATAGCATTGCATCCTCACCTGGCGTTTACTTTAACTCTTCTGTATCTGCAGCTAACTATAACGTAGGTTTAGTTGCAACAGGTGGTAACGCGACTGATGGTTCTGGTACTCTTAACTGTCTAGTTGCAAATGCTGATGGTTTCAATGTTAACGGTAACGTTGTTTGGAACGCAGGTAATATTGATTTCCAATCTGCAAACATTGCAAGCACTGCTGTTAAGAGAGATGCTAATGGTGACTTCTCTGCTGGTACAATCAGTGCAAACTTAACTGGTTCTGCTTCTCTGAACGTTCTTAAGGCAGGCGATAGCATGTCTGGATCGTTGAACATTACTGGTGCTGGATCTACTCTAACAGTTTCTGGTAACGCTACATTCTCAAGTAACGCGACTGTTATTGGAGACCTTGCAGTTGATACAGACACGCTATTCGTTGATGTGTCTGCAGACAGAGTTGGTGTTAATGCTGGAGTATCTCCTGCATACAACTTAGATGTTCGTGGTGATCTTGGTCTTGGCATCTATGCAGCAACAAATGCTAGTGGAAATTCTAAGATCACTTTCAGTGATCATTCTGCTGGTTCATTTGCACAGAAAGGTATCTTCCAATACTTACACAGTGATGGAGCTATTTCAGGCACCAGCTATTCCAACTACTTCATCATGGATAGCACAGAAGCTAACTTGCTATTCAAGGTTGGTTCTGCTTCTAGTCCTGGTACTCTATCTGTTACCAACAGAATTGGTGTTCAGACAGATACTCCTGCATATCCTCTAGATGTTGCAGGTTCTGGTCGTGTTCGTGGCACATTCTATGTTGATAGTGGTAATGATAACTCTGGTGCTCCAATTGAATTCTTTGGTGCTGCAAACTACAGAAACTTCAGAATTGGTAACCAGTTAATTGCTAATCACATCTTCTCCTTCCAAGCTTCTAATAGCAATGGTAACAATGATTGGAATGCAACTCCTGCATTGCAGATGGATGGTAGCACTAACGCAGTTTCCATCAACACAACTGCAACTTCAGGAACTGATCCTTCAAACAACACTGTTAGAGCTTACAAACTTAATGTTCAGGGTGACGTTAACTTCAACGGTCAACTCTTCCAAGACAATCAAGAGTTTGTTACTTCCAGATGGACAGAAGCTTCTAACACAACTGATATCTACAGACTGTCTAAAGTTGGTATCAACAGAGCAGATCCTGATTATACATTAGACGTTGGTGGTGAAGCAAACATCAGAGGCATTACTCGCGTTAATGCAGATGCACAATACTTAGACACTTATGGTGTTGTTAAGAGAAACAGAAATAGCATTTCTGAGAATCTTACAATTGGTGGTGCTGACAATGCTGCTTCGTATGGTCCTATCACAATTGCAAGTGGATATACCGTCACCATTTCGTCTGGTGGTGTATGGAATATCCTATAAATAACACTATAGGATAGATTACCAATGCCGTTTATTCCTGCTAAATTAACAGTAAACACTGCTAATCCAAGTGTTTCCGTAGATCTCCCAATTCATGCTCAAGGCGCAATGCCAAAAGCAGAAGAAGGGGCGATATGTTGGGAACCAACAGCAAAAAGAATTTATGTATATGCCCCTAATTCAGACGGCGACCTTGTTTGGCAAGAAACACAGAGACAATAAAAAACTATGTCTACATTAAATGCTGGAACCCTCAATATTACAGGGACACTAAATTTACCATCATATACTACCTCTCAGAGAAACGCATTATCTGCCTCGGTTGGCATGATGATTTACAACTCTGAAGAGGGTGGTGTTGAAGTGTATGATGGTACAGAATGGAAAGCTGCTATCGGTGCAGGTGGTGGATTTATTACAGCATCTGGAGGAGCAATCCAAAATGATGGTGATTTCCGTGTACACACTTTCAATAGTGCATCTGCTTTTGTTGTAACTGAAGTTGGAGATTCTACACAACCATTTGGTAACACTGTTGACTATCTCATTGTTGCAGGTGGCGGTGGTGGAGGAGGATTTGGTTCTGGTGACTTCAACAACTTCGGTTCTGGAGGAGGCGGAGGCGCTGGTGGTGTCTTAAGAACTGATGGTTATAACTACGCTGTATCAGCTGGTTCATATTCTATCGCTGTTGGTGGCGGAGGAACTGGAGGAACTGGTAACTCTGCTGGATCACCTGGTGGAAATAGTTCACTAGGAACACAAACTGCTATTGGAGGCGGTGGAGGAGGTCAACAGGACAAACCTGGACAATCAGGTGGTTCTGGTGGCGGAAACGGTACTGACGGTGATGGAGAGGGTCCTGGCGGGTCTGGCACAGCAGGTCAAGGTTTCCCTGGTGGAACTGGCGCTACATCTCAGAATGGTACTTCTGGTGGCGGTGGCGGTGCTGGTGAAGCAGGTCAAGGTGGATACAACAGACCAAACTCTGGTCCTGCAAGAGGTGGTAACGGATACACATCTGCTATCTCTGGTTCTCCACAAACTTATGGTGGTGGTGGCGGTGGTGCTAACTACCCTGGTGGTCCTCATAACCCTAATGGTGGATCTGGTGGTGGAGGAGTAGGTGCTCTATCTCCTACTGCTAACGGAAACCCAGGAACAGGTGGTCTTGGTGGAGGTGGCGGCGGCGCTGCTGACCAAGATCCTCGCAACTATCCAGAGCCTAAAGGTGGCAATGGTGGCGGCGGTATCGTAATTGTCAAGTATAAATTCCAGTAAAATCATGGCACATTTCGCAAAAATAGATAGAGTAGGAACTGTAGTAGATGTCGTCATCGTTGACGACGAAGTTCTTAAAGACGAAGAAGGCAACGAAGTAGAACAGAAAGGAATTGATTTTCTTACTGAACTATTTGGTGGAGCACCTCAATGGGATTGGAAACAAACCTCATATAATGCATGTAAAGGTGAACACAGAATGTTGAGAATGCCAGATGCAAATGGAGAATATTGCGAACCAATTTACGGCAGCAAACCTTGTTTGAGAAAGAACTATGCTGCTGTTGGTGGCAAGTATGATTATCAAAGAGATGCTTTTATTCCACCAAGACATAATCAATTCCATGTCATTCTAGATGAAAAAGCATGTCATTGGGAATGTCCATATCAGGCTAGACAAACTACTGATAATAAAGGAAAACCTCTTGCATACTCTGATACTTCAGAGTATAGTGTAAATGCAGATAGAAATCCCAAGGGTTGGGTTTGGGACGACCAGAAAAAAACTTATAAGCAGGTTCTAGCATTTGAAGAACAGCGTGTAAATTACACATATGATAATCAACAACATATGTGGGTGAAACAGTATTTTTAAATAAACAAAATGATTACATTATGGTTTCCAAAAGCGATTTACTTTCAACCAAACATTTTAAATAACAGATTAGGCATCTATGAGAAAGAAATCAAAGATGCCTTTTCTAGTGTTGGAACTTTTCGTGACGGTCAAAAGAATGTAGATTCTACACACAAGTCACATAAAAATATTTTGCAGGTTGCAGATTTGGAGTTGACAGAACATTTTATTCTACATGCAAAACAATATTTGAGTGCTCTTGGGTATAAGAAGACTGATAACTTACATATTCAAAATTGCTGGGCTAACATCAGTTATCCAGGTGATTATATTTTTCCACATAATCACAATGGATCTATGATATCTGGAGTTTATTATGTTAAGTGTTCTGCTGATGAAAAAATAAAATTCTTCAACTCGCCTACGATGCTTCCCGATCCAGAGGAGTGGAATGAAAACAACTATCAATATTGCGAATACTCATGTATACCAGGGTCGCTTTTATTGTTTACCAGTGATATAATGCATGGTACAGAGAAGCAGGTATGTGAAGAAAAAATTGCTATCTCCTTTAACATGTCACTATGATTGAATTTGCAGTTCCACAACAATCACCTAACTTCATTGCTGGATGGTACATCAATGAAGAAATATGTGATGGATTAATTTCTTTCTTTGAGGAATCTTCGGATCAAAAACCTGGAGCTATTGGTGCTGGAGTTAATGAAGATTTTAAAATTTCAACAGACGTTACTGTAATCCCAAGAGATCAAGATGAAAGAATACAAAATTATCTCAAGGAATTAGGTGATGTATGTGATGAGTATATCAAAAAATATCCTTGGTCTTCTACAAATCAAGACACTTGGGGATTGAATACAAATTTCAATATTCAAAAATACAATCCAAGTGAAGCATTCTTTGGTTGGCACACAGAAAAATCTACCATGTCTGATCTAGTTGGAACTAGACATCTAGTGTTTATGACTTACTTAAACACAGTGCATGATGGTGGAGAAACTGAGTGGTTTCATCAACAAATAAAAATCCAACCACGCAAAGGATTGACAGTTATGTGGCCTGTTGATTGGACTCACGTTCACCGTGGTGTGCCTTCTAAAACCGAAACTAAATATATTACAACGGGGTGGTATACTTATAAGATCCCTAACTTTGACTATACTCAATATAATGGAGCCTGATGAATCTTAATTATAACTATTGGTATTTTCAGAATGCCTTTACTCCAGAACAATGCGACCGCATCATTAAGATGGGTATGCAAGAAGATTTTGAATATGGAGAAGTAAACAGACTTAAAAATGAAAGTATTGAAGACTATTCAGAAGAAGATAAAGATAAATTATTTGAGACTAGGAATTCTCACATCTCATGGATAGATGAACCTTGGATCTATAATATTCTAAAAAAATATATTGATGCTGCTAATAAATCTGCAGGATGGAATTTTCAGTGGGACTGGACAGAGATGATGCAGTTTACAAAATATGATGTTGGTCAGTTTTATCATTGGCATCCAGATCAACATCATTATGTTTATCCAGAGGATGATACTAATGTAAACATGAGAGGAAAGTATAGAAAACTTTCTACTACTTTGTTACTAAACGATCCTAGTGAATTTGAGGGTGGAGAACTAGAGTTTCATTATAATAGAACAGAAACAAAAGTTGCTAAAGAACTATCAAGTAAAGGAACACTTGTAGTTTTTCCAGCGTTTGTATATCACAGAGTTCGTGAGGTTACTGCTGGCACTAGATATTCTCTTGTGAGTTGGAGTATTGGAGCACCATTCAGATGATTCATATTTCACATGTTGATATCAATGATGAATTTGTAGATAGAATAATTTTATTTTTTAATGAGAATATTCTAAAGACATATACTTGGGATGAAACCAGAGTTCTCAGTATGGATAAAGGTGGTATTGGTTCTTCTAATCTTTCAGAAACCTACTATGATATTTTAAATCTTGCAAAAGAAGTAAAGAGTAAGGTAACTGATGATCAATTTTCTATATTGCAAAATGTAGAGATAGTTAAATATCCATGTGGTGCTAGTAAAACCTTTCACAAAGATAGAACTAGAAAAACTACCACTGGAGCTTCAATCACATATTTAAACGACACTTACATTGGTGGACATACTGTTATTGAAGGAGTAGATGTTCAACCTCTTTCTGGTAGAACTGTGTACTTTGATGGAATGGAATTCCGTCATGGTGTATCAAACGTAATTAAACGAGATAGATACACACTCTCAATGTGGTATGGACTTGATACCACTATGCCATTAAACAAAGATTTCTTAGATATTTAAGATGGAAATTATTGATAATTACTTAGCACCTGATCTATTCAATGTTATTAGAGATAATCTTCTTATCTCACAAAATATACCGTGGTTTTTACAGACGGATGCTTCTGGACAAGGAGTAGAAAAATATCCATATTTTACGCATCTGATGCATTCTAACCACAAATCAAATAGTAATCATTTTGATCAAAACATTGTTCCTATTCTATTCATGTTTGGAGCAAATGCATTGATACGTGTAAAGGTAAACATGTATCCTAGAACTGAAACTCTATATCATTATCATGATCATACTGATTATGAGTTTCCACATAAAGCAGCAATTTTATATCTCAATACTAATGATGGATATACTATTATTGGAGATACTAAAGTAGAATCTATTGCTAATCGTTTGTTAAAATTTGATGCTACTCAAATGCATCACAGCACTACATGTACTGATCAGCAGTATAGAGCTAACATAAATTTCAATTATTTCTAATGGCAAATCAACTGTTGAATATCAGGAACAGTTATAAGTTTCCTGAGTATATTGATGTAACGAATATTCCAAATACTCTTCTCTTAGAAAAAGGTATTAGATCTGTAATGCTAGAAGAGTTTGGCGTTGTTGGAGAAATTGAATTTGTCAAAGAAATATCAGATGACAAAGTATCTTCTGGTGGAAAATTTACATCTGTAGTTTGTTTAGACACTGGAGATTTACATCTATATGCTTTAGATGTTGAAAATAAGGAGGTGGGTTTTGATTTAATTCCAAAGGTAATGTATTTTTCTGATGCTATCGTATTCAGGTGGGCAAGTATAAGAGAGGTTAGTGATGTCAAATTTGACTTTTACTAAAATAGCAGACTTACCTGTAGTTCATATTAAAAATTTTTACTCACAAGATGAGTTGAAAAAGATAATGGATGAGCTAGAGTTTCTCAATAAGATTGAAAGGTATAGGGGTGCAGAAGAACCTGGAGGACCAGGCACAGCATATGAAGATGGTGTAGCACTCAAGGTAGGAAAAGGTCTTCACTTGAATGCTGTTTATGATGATGTCAACCAATCAGATATATTAAACATCAATAGAAAATTATTTGACAAGCAATTAATGGATACGCTAATGTCAAAGCATCCATTTTTTAGATATGTCTGGAGATCAAACAGAGATGAAACTAAGATTCATTACTTTGTAGATGGAGATCATTACAAACCACACACAGATGACTGTGTTATCACAGCTATCACATGGTTTTATAAAGAACCAAAGTCTTTTACTGGTGGTGATTTGATCATTGAAAAAGCGATTAAATTGCCCTGTCTAAATAATTCTACGGTAATCTTTCCTTCAATTTTGTATCATGAAGTGACAAGTGTCGTGATGAAAGATCTTCCTGGACAAGGGAGATATTCTATGAGTCAATTTTTGTATATGTAATCATGAGTCAAGTAATTCAATTTGAAAACGAAGAACCGAAAACTATTTTTGCTCCAACATATAAGTTTTATGTGTATGAAGGAGAAGTAAAAGTAAAAGACATTAGAGATACTATCCTCTCAAAAGAGCAGGATATTATTAATGCTCACGAATATAAAAGTGACTGGAATACTGGTCTAGGTGAATCAAGTATGACATCTAGATCAAACAGTTATAATTTACTTGATTGGGATGAAGCAGATCATATCAAAGATGCTATTAGAAACTCCCACGACAATCTTATTACTACACTAGATCCCAATCTATGGGAAGATAAAATTTATGTGCAGTGCTGGGCGAACGTGTTGAGAAAAGGACAAGCGATCAAACAACACCAGCATTGGAATAGTAAGTACACATATCTTGGTGGACATATTTGTCTAGATGATTACGACACTAATACTTACTATGTAAATCCATATACTAGAAAAACATTTGATACAAAAAATATAAAAGGAAGGGTGTATCTATTTCCTAATTGGTTAGAGCATTACACTGACACATATGAAGGTGATGATGTTCGTGTTACTATTGCATTTGATATTATTACACAAACTGTGTATGATGAGGATGTTTTTGACAACATGAAAGATCATTGGGTACAGTTGTGAACACTAATCAAATTGTTGAAGCTATCAACTGGGTAACTAGAGATACTCCAATCATGTTTGATGTTACTGTTACTACACCTCCTGATGATTTGATACGTCAAAGAGCACAAGACAATTACAATAGAGGAAAACCAAATTCTCTAGACAAAGAATATTATCTGTCAGATAAATGTAAATCTGTAATCGTATGGAATGTCTTCAGTGATGTTGCATATGATTACTACTACAAAAACAATTTCTTACCACAAATTATTACATACTTGAATATGAGATATGAATATAATTTTGGTTATGATGGTTATAATCTTAATCGTAAACAGTTTGCTATTAGATCTGGTGCTGCAACATTAGCAAAAACATCTTTAGCATTTCATAAAAAATTTGGAATGAATTATAAGATTGATCTTATATTCACCAATGCAGAGTTTGAGGATGCTGTTGTTGTAGAAGGACAACCACACTATGAGAACTGTGAAGGATGTGATGCTCCATGTGAAAAGAAATGTCCCATGAGTTGTACAATGAATTTTGATTTAGTTGATTGGGAGAAGTGTTCAAATTTTGTAGATGTTCCTGAAGCATTTAAGAATTTGGATAGCATCTGCAGAATATGTCAAGAGGAGTGTCCATATTCAGAAGATCTTAGGAGAGATGTTCTATCATTGAATCCAGAATATGGAGGCAGGATAAATGGGTGAGTGGCGCACATGGAGATCTAATCCTGCAAACAATTACTTTGCTCCAAAGTTTTCTGTTGATATGTGGTTTGATGATATTAATCTTCAGTTAATTGATAATCTTTTAGAGGTTGTTAAAAAGAATGAGGATTTATATCAACACCATAAATGGGAACACTACAACATTTTTCAGTGGGAGGATAGATGTATCTTAAATCTCAAAGATATTATCAAAGCTTCTTATGAAGACTTTTGTCGTAAGATTGGATGTGGTAAAGAAAAAGTTTGGATAAGGGGTTGGGTATACCCACAAAAATCAGGAATGATTTTAAAAAGACACTACCATGCAATTCACGAAAATGCATACATTAGTGGAAACATCTGTCTTACGGAAAATAATACTACTACTGATTATGACATCCCATATCTAGGATGGATTACAACAGAAAATTCAAAAGGGAGGATGACATTGTTTCCATCATGTCTCCCTCATTCCGTAGATAAATTAGTAGATGAACAAAGATATACCATAGCGTTTGATTTAATTACAGAACAAGGTATGGATTTTTTCTGGACTAACAATCAATCTGAAACTGATCCTTTATTACTAGCAATAGAACTATGAAACTAAATGATTTTTTCTGGCACAATGGATATTGTATTATCCGTAATTTTATTTCTGAACCAGAGTATCTCAGTATTCTACCAGACGATCTTTATTCCGAAAGGCATATTGAGTGGTTATATGATGGAACTTTAGAAGGAGATTTTAAAGAGGAAGTGCAAGTCAAAGGATCTTATTCAAGAACTTGTTTTCCACCTTTAAGAAATTTCCATCAACAGATGAGAAATCAAATTCAGAAAATTATTCTTCCACCACACCAATTACATCCTACTTTTTATTTTGATAGAATTTACTATCATGGTAATGAGTTAAAACCACATACTGATTGGGAACCATGTGAGATTAGTGTAACCCTACAATTAAGAACCACTCTATCTAAACCATGGAAGCTTTTTATTGAAAGAAAAAATGGTGGTGTCTCGGAAATTGAATTGGAAAATGGTGATGCTGTAATCTACATGGGTAACAAAGTAAAGCATTGGAGAGAACCGATGCCAGGTGGACCTAAGGATTATCACCATCAACTCTTTATGCACTATGTTGTGTATCAAGGAGAGGCGTTTAAGGAGCTTCAAGAGTGTGGATATCTACAAGGAGTATAAATACATTGGAAGCACTAGAAGTTTTTTGATAAAATGTCCCAACTAAATGTAGGAAAGCTAGTTGCCAGTACAGAAGTTGTTTTCCCGAATTTTACTAATGCCAATAGACCTGCAACTGCAACGCAGGGTTCTCTGATTTTTAATACTGAGGAATCAGTTTTACAACTTTGGACTGGAACTGAGTGGGTATCTATTCAAAATGCAAACCCACAAGACTTCAGCAACGTTGCTGTTTTTGCATATACAGGATCTGATCAATCATTCAACGTTCCTTCCTCTGGTGGAACTATCAACCAACTCCAAGTTGTTATGTGGGGTGCTGGCGGTGGATCTGACGAAGGTGGAACTGCTGCTGCTGGTTCTGGTGGTTTCTCTAGTGGAACCATTGAAAGATTTGATGGTAATACTTTGAATGGAGATACATTCACTATTGTTGTTGGACAGGGTGGTGTAAGAGGATCTGGAAGTTCACCAATGCCTGCTTCATATGGTGGTGGAGGAAGAGGATCTGCTGATGGTGGCGGCAATCACATCTCTGGTTCTGGTGGTGGACTAACTGGTATTTTCCAAGGTGGTGCTACTGTATTCTCTGGATCTAATCCACAATCAGGAGCTCAAGATAGAGCATTGATTATTGCTGGTGGTGGCGGTGGTGCTAACGACCAAACAACTGACCGAGCATATGGCGGTGCTGGCGGTGGTACGGAAGGTGGACGTGGTGGTTCTGAACCAGCTAGTAACAACAAAGGTGGTTGGGGCGGTCGCCAAGTTTCTGGTTACTCTGGATCTCAATCTGGAAGCACCTATGCTAATGGTAGCGCACTAAGAGGTGGTGATGGTCCTGGTGGAAACGATGACCCAGGTGGTGGCGGTGGTTACTACGGCGGTCAGTCTGGTGCTGATGACAACTCTGGTGCTGGTGGTGGATCAGGATATATTGGAGGAAACTCTACATACAAAGTTATCTCTGGTATTACTACAACTGGTTCTCAAGGTGCTCCTAATACACACAACCCACCACAAACAGGTAACCAATACTATGTCTCTGGTGTAGGAACAGGATATCAAGGAAGTCCCGATGGTGGTAATGGAAGATTGATCATCCTATACTAATATAAATACTGATACATCATTCTTATTTGATTACTATGGATCCTGCACAACTTAAGAAAAATTTTGAGGAGCAAATTGCTACCACTGAAAAGCAAATTACAGAATTAGAAGCTAATCTACTTAAAGCAAAAGAATATAAACTGAAACTAGTAGGAGGACTAGAAACTCTAGGTCTTCTGGAAGGTGAATCTGAAGAACCTGCACCAGAAACTCCTGCTGAATAAATACCAGATCCCTTCTTCCTAAATAGGTAAGAAGGGATTTTTGTGTGTAATGGCATCTCCAAGTTCTAGAGCTGAACTCATCACATATTGCAAAAGGCAACTTGGCGAACCTGTGTTGCAAGTCAATATTGATGATGAACAGGTCAATAATGTAATAGACGACACGTTTCAGTTTTTCCAGGAGAACTGTTATAACGGCATGGAGCGTGCATACTTATATCACGAAATTAGTGCTGATGATAAGACAAGGTTTGCTGCTAGTGTAACTAGTACAAGAGGTACAACTGATTGGAAAGAAGCGACAAACTTCATTCCAATTCCTGATCATGTAGTTGGTATCACTAGAGTTTTCGGTCTTGTTAGTAACTCAATCCGTTCTAATCTTTTTGGCGTTGAGTATCAACTGTTCTTGAATGACCTTTATGCATTCGGATCACTTGATATCCTCAACTATTATATGAACAAGCAATATCTAGAAACTCTAGATATGGTTCTAAACAATGGATCTTTCCAACAGTTTAGATTTACAGCACGCCGTGATCGTCTGTATTTGGATATTGACAAAGACTTCCTCAAAGAAGGAACCAATGTTCTCATTGAATGTCATCGTCTTAATGATCCTACAGACGCTACAGAGATGAACAACGATATGTTTGTTAAGAAATATGCTACAGCTCTGATGAAGAGACAGTGGGGTATGAACTTAATTAAATATAACAATGTTCAATTGCCTGGCGGTGTGACACTTAACGGTAGAGAAATCTACACAGACGCACTTGCAGAGATTGAGAAGATTGAATCTGAGGTTCTCAGCAAGTACGCAATCCCACCAATGGATATGATCGGATAACATGCCTACCAGTCCTTACTTTCCAACTTACTACGCAGGTCACAGTGGCGAACAGGGTCTCGTTCAGGATCTTGTGGATGAGCAAATCAAACTGTTTGGTACAGATATATACTATATCCCTAGG